TTAACAGCTATGTCTGGTAATAAAAAAGCATTTACTCGTAAAGAAGCATTTTCTATTATGTTTGGTCATTTAGCTTTATATGGTATGGCTAATAATGGTTTCCCAAATGTTGTAGAAGAGATGATTGGTACAAGTATGGACGATCTTGGTATGACGAGAGAACAGCGTCTATACATGACTGAAGGAATTATAGCAGGTCTTATTAATAGCGGCAGCTTAATGACTAGTGGTGAGCGTCTTGAAATAGGTTTTGGCGAACGATTTAATACCTTTGACTTCTATAAAGAGTTTGTAAATGACATAGTTACAGGTAAAAAATCAGCATTAGAACTTGTATTAGGACCAACAGCAAACACATTAACACGTGTACAAGGCTTTAAAGAAATAGCTAGATTGTGGATACATGATCCTGATGTTGGTGTGGATACAGTTAAAGACACATTATATATGTTAGGTACTAGTTCAGTAAGTACACTGTCTAACTTAGATAAAGCACTTATTGCACACAACAACCATAACTTTATTATGTCTAAAGCTAAAGAGCCTATAGCTAGAGCTACTGATGGAGAATTGTTATTCCAAGCAATTGGTATTCCTCCTGCTGAAGTAGCAGACTTCTATAGACTGACAGAAAGTCGTAAAGAATATAAAGTGAAATTAGATAATATTGTTAAAACATATAAAGCTATGCAACTTAATGCTATGCAAGCTTTAAAAAATGGTGATAAACAAAGTGCTGATAGATATATAGGTATATTAAATTCTTTAACTAGAGGTATGTCTGTTAATGATTATAACTATGTGTTTGAACAAAGTAGACTAGATTTTACTGACAGTGCATTACATAAACTTTTAACAGAGCAAATGCTAGAGAATTTCCAAGGTCGTAAAGCACTTGTTACTAATAACAATCCTACAGAGGTTAAATAATGGCTAATATTTTTGGTGTAGACATGGGTGGTCCTTCCCAAGTAGCTGCTGCAGATACACGTTCTGCAGTTAGTGGTATTGAAATGGGTGGTAGACTTGCTGCGAATGCTATATCTTTTTTAGGTGGGCTTGCAAGTCAAACATACACTGCTGTAAAAGATGTAAACATGGAACAACAATTAAGAGCTAATAAAGAAGCTTTTACACAGTTTGAAGCAAAACAACAACTTGGTCAAGCACAACAAGGGTTACAACAAGCTTTAGAAGAAAGAGGTAAACTTGCTTCTGGTGGTCAAGTTAATAAACTTAAAGAACAAGATGAACTTATCAGTAGGTTTTCTAATGAAACAGCTAGATTAGAAGATGCTCTTGCCAATAAACAAATATCATTAGGTAGATATTTAGGTAATGTACAGGCTTTAACTAAACAATGGATTTCACAATTCCCCGGTCGTGCTGATGAAATTAGGCAGCAAGTAGGTCAACTAACAGGCATTAAGAATGCTGATGATTTTGCATATCAAACATATTTAGAACGAGAAATGGATATGCAGCAGAAAACTAGAGCGTTAGCTATTGAAGAAGCTAAACGTATAAATGCTTTACAGGAAAAAGATGCAGATGCATTAGTTAAATCTGGTGAATATCCAGATCATGTTTCAGCATTACGTGATGTTAAATCAGGTAAAGCAGCAGATTCTTTATTTAGAGTACAAAAAATAAATCAACTAGATACAGCTACACAATCACTAGAAAAAGATATTAAAAATAAAAATATATCTGCAGATCAAAAAGCTGCTTCTGCAGGTAGTTTAGCTTTTATAAACGCTAGTAAAACTATCATTACTAATGATAAGCAATTTGCTCCTATCATTGCTAAACTTCCTCAATATAAAAATCCTGATGGAACATGGAACTTAGCTAAATTAGGTGCTGCTAAAGATGAACTTGCTCCAGTAGTAGGACAACTTACTGCTGCAGTTAGAAATAGCTTTGAAGCAAGTGCAGAAACATTGCGTATGGAACTTATTTCTACAGGCGCAACTAATGTAGATGAAAAAGTAAAACAAATATATGCTCAAGGCGAAACATTTATTAAGAACTTAGAAAGTACAGATAGCGTACTTGCTATGAATACTATTGATAAACTTATTGCTAATAAACGACTTAGCCTTAAAGATAGTTTTGAAAGTATACAGGCTAGTAGTCAACTAATTACTGCTTATCAAGGCAGTAAGTTTATGGGTATGTATAATGATCCTTCTCAACGAGAAGCATTAAAAACACAATATCCTGAAGTATATAATTTATTAGATACTAATTTAAAAAATATTACTGGTTCTAGTAATCAAGTGCAAGCAATGCTTGGTAGTAGTGCTGTACAGCAAATTACTAATGCAGAAAAAGACATGGCTGTTAATGGGCAGCTTCCTACTACAACTACTCCTGCACAAGCTAAACAAAACTCTGAGGTAGCTGAAATTGTAGGTAAGTCTGCTTTAGAAAGTTTAGCATTAAGAAAAGAAATGCCAACACAAGAAAATGCTAACTTAACAGCTTCATATGTTCAAACTGCTATACAGGATAGAGGACCACGATTAAACAATATTCTTAAAGAAGAAGCTACAATTAAAGCAGCTATTGACAATATGCCTGAAGGTATTAAAGCACAATATTTAGCTACTATTAATAGACATATTGAGAATGTAATTAGCCCACAAGGTCAACTAGCTAATAATGTAGGTATATTATCTAAAGTTAGAAAGTCTGCTAGTGAAACAATTCCTAAAGACAGTAATGGTAATCCACAGTCTTTAATTAAATTACAAGTAGATGCTAATGGTTTTATTACTCCATTAGTAGAACCTAACCCTGCTTATAAAGCACCTAGAGGATTGTTAGAAGGTGTTACACCACAAGGTAAAGCTCCTACATCAAGAACAGGTATGACAACTGTTCCTGCTCCTACTGCTAGACCTAATGTATATTCAATTGAAAGTAATAAAGAATTTGTTAATGTAAATAGAGAAATAAACAATGTTGTTACAATTGCTGCCGTAGCTAGTGCTACAGAACGTAAAGCAATGGCACAAAGATTTGTGGAGGCATATAACAATGCGCCAACTACTTCTGGCTCTGGTTCTAATGACAGCAACTGGTTTAAATCTTACGGGAAATAATACTATGGCAGATTGGACAGAACTTAATAAGTTATCACCACAAGAACTAGCTAAGATTCAATATAACGATCCTAGACTTGATAGTTTCTCTACTGCTGTAGAACAACGCTATCAGCTTCCTCCGGGGCTTATAGAAGCTGTAAAGAATGCAGGAGAGCGTTCTAACACTAACCAAGTGTCTCCTAAAGGTGCTAAAGGTGTTATGCAGTTTATGGATTCCACAAGGAAGATATATCCACACGATTATAACAATCCAATGGAGTCTATAAATGCTGCAGGTATGTATTTTAGAGACTTAATGAAACAATATAATGGTAATGCTAAAGCAGCTATATCAGCTTATAATGGTGGTACAAAAGCAGGTAAAGCTGTATTAGCAGGTCAAGATGCTCCTAGTGCCGAGACTAGAAACTATTGGACAAATATATACAACTATTTAGATAAGAAAAGTGCTACTCAACAACAGCAACAACCTGTTACTAGTAACGAGACATTTATGAAAAAAGCAGAAAGAGTGATGAAGGGTGAACTAGCTAGTGATGTATTTGAAGGAAAGAAAAGGGAGACTAGCTCCCCTTCCACTAAACCTTAACGATGTTATAGCCAACGTCTTTCATGTCTTTAATGGATACGTGTCCACTAGATAATGGGAGATGTTCTCTAAAGAAGTTACGTAAAGAAGCTCGTGCATCATCATATGTGTGGAAAACCTGCTTTAAGCTCTGAGGTGTTCTTCCATTCTCTACTTTTATCTTGTACATTTTGTTCCTCCAATTTATTAATTAAATACTCAAGGTAGTGTTTACATTTCTTCAAGTCTTCTAAAGGCTTACCTTTGTCTTTATGTCTTAGTAAATACTTTAAAGCATTTGCTTCCCAAGGATTCATGTCATATGCTTCCCACACTTCCCAAGGCTGTATACTACGCTTAACATAATGATTGCCGCCTATCTGGTAAGTCACAGAATTAATCTTTTGGCTTGAGGAGTGACGGTAATCTGTTTGCTTTTCGCTCATGTTCTAAACTATCCTCCAATATCTTTAACATACCAACCTGAATAATAAGCTGCATAAATTCAGGACTAATATCTTTTAACTCTACATCTGCACTACCATCTTCATTCTCTACAATTCTACCTACAGTGAAGGCATCTTTAGTCATCTTTTAAATCCTTTCTTAGAGACTTCTTAGCATTAGATACAAGGTTTTGGGCATAGCCCTTTGAGCATTGTAACACATTACATATTTCCTTGTAAGACATACCATCAAATTCTCTATACAGCAAAGCATCTTGTTGTATCTTAGGCAACTTCTTTAAGAATGATGTAGCCTGTGAAAGCTCTTCCTTAAGCTCTAGGTGACGTTCTGGAGTGTAGTCTGTGTAGGAGTCTACTTCCTCTCCAAAAACCTCCCTACGTAGCTTATATACCTTCCTAATACCTATCTTACATAGCCAAGTGTATAACTCACTTTCATGCCTAAAATGCTTTAAATTAGAGAAAGCACTTAGAAATGTATCTTGTGTTAAGTCTTCAGCAAGAGCATGATTATGTACTTTTTTACGTAAGAAATTTAATATACGTTTATAATATTTGCGAGTAAGCAGAGAGTAAGCTTCCTCACTCCCTGCCACTGCTTCTGCTATTAACGTCTTATCAGATTTCACAAACAGTATTATTTATCCACTCTGCAAAAAGTTTTAACTCTTTGTAAGAAGCGTTACTTTTCATTCTGTTAGCCTTATTACTAATAATCATTATGTTTCCTTTTATATAACCTTTAGTAGAATCTATTCTATCTACAGATGGGGTAAAGTCGTTACTAGTATCAAACTTAACTTTAAACACAGGACATACGTCTGGTATGTCTATGTCTTCTAACGTAATATTAAACTCTCTATTTTGTAACAAAGCTCTATTTTTACACCTAGATAACATTTTTATACGTTGATCTGTTTGTTCCCATTGTTTTTTTGAAACAGGTTTTCTACACGTTTTACATACTGTATTCACACCCATATAACATCCATTGTGTTTATGAAACATAGAGAATGGTAAAATTTGTTTACATTTCACACACTCTCTATGTCCATCTTTCCACAAATGAGTTTTATATAGCTCGCCTTTTTTACGTCCTCTCATGCAACCTCCTAATAAAGTTCACATGTTTAGAGGATATGTGAATTAAATACTCACATTATTTCGCAAGAATTTCCAGTACAAGCAAGCTGCTGTGCGCCTTCAACATTATCGCTAGTCTCGATAAATGCTTCCCAATTAATCGTCTTAGGCATATTACTAGTAAGACTTTCGTAAGTAGCTTTATCAATCTCTTCGTATGGTGCTTGTTTGTAACTACCACCATCCCAAGGCAAGAATGATACACCAGACATTTCATCAAAGTGTTCCCATACCCATGCACCTACAGATGGCCAATCCTGCTCTTTAACATATACAGTGATTGAAGGTTTATGTTCACACCAATGACGTTGATAAGCAAGCCACAACTTTAAATGTGTAAAGCTATCTAGTTCATCACGTGTAATACAACCATCAGGTGCTTTCATAGGAAAGCTAAACACTGTAGTGTCTGCAGGTTTCATTACGTCTGCTTCTGCAGGTACTCCAGAAGACTTAAGAAAGTCTGTGATAGGGTCTTTGTTATCGTTCCTAACACGCCTAATATAATACTGAGAATGCCTAGCATGGATACCAGAGGCAGAATCCACAAGCTGAGAAACAGTACCAGAAGGTTTGACACATGTGATTGCGGCTGACTGAGGAATTTGTAACGCATATGATAGCTCCTTATTAGTTTGAACGGCTATGTCTCTCAAGCTTTCTAAGCGTGATGACAGACCATCGTCATTTACATCATTCAACAACTTACAGTCTAAAATACCTGTAATACTTACACCTAACAATCGCTCTTCTTCCGTATTCTTTTGCCAGATTTTTCTGAGGTACGGAAAATTGGTGAGAGTAGATTGGTAAGTTCCCAAGATAGAGGCAAGTCGCACTTTATTTTGCAAGGATTCAACTGTATCTCCCTCTCTTGCGACAACCTCTGTAAGGTTACAGAATTGATATGGACGTAATATAATTTCACTGCATGGGTTAGTTCCAAAATCATATGTACTATCTCTTCGTCCATGCTTCGCAACTGTAGCTTTAGCAGCCGCACGTGAGAATATGCCACGTTCTCCAGAGTAGCTTTGATACAATGATAGCCACTCTGACATAAATTCCCCAACCGAGGGTCGCTCATTATAGCTTGCGCTATTGTTTGCAAGTGCTCGTTGACTTTCTCTTTCCCACCACTGTCCGGCTTTCGCATGACGCATCCTATCATCAGACAAATCAGACAAAGATATCATAGCAGAGCGTCTTACACCACCTACTACAACAACTTCACCAATCTTACACATAATATCATGGCACTCTAAGCTTGTTAGCTTACGTCCAACTGCACCTTTAAACTTACTAGTAACGAATTCAAACAAGCTAACTAATGGTGCAGGACCACTAGCTCTACCACCAAAGGTCTTTAATCTTGCACCTGCAGGACGTACCTTAGTAACATCCCACTTAGGAAGTTCCCCACTGTAAAGCAAAGCAATAAGCTGACGTAACGCTTTAGCCCATCCTGCTTTCGAGTCATGCACCACAATTGTAGTGTCGCTATTAAATAGCTGCACAGGAACATCTGGAAGTTTATTAACATATTTACTCTCCACACTAAAGCCTACACCAGTGCCACACAATAAGATGTACATAGCTTCATCAAAGCTCTTAACGTCATCTACAGGCAGATAGCTACAGTTATATCCTGCAGTGTTATCACGCTCTAATGCTTCTCCTGCAGTCATTACTGCTCTCATAGAAGGCATTACTTCTAAGTTTAGAATAGCACTATGCAACTCTTTGTACAACTCTGGTGACATAGTGTAGTTCTTACTATCTTGTAGATGATCTTTCATGAAGTTCATGTAGCGGTCTACTGTTTCATTCCAATGTTCTCTACGTTGCTTCCCGTCTAAGAAACGGGAATATCTGCTCTTTGCAATAAATGTTTGATAATTATCCATTAATCACTTTCTACTATTTCAGGGTTAAATAAAATAAATTCTACGATACCAAGCTGTAATTGGAAGTAAACTCCTTCTACAGGTATAAGTTCAAAGCCTACAGAAAATCCAGATATAAATCTAACTGCAAATGCTAGGTTAGCTTTCGTGTTGTTTGACATGTTTATCCTCTTCTTTGAGTATTACTAGTAATTGTTTTTGTGCTGCCTTACTAAGTATTGTAGTGAAGTCAATATGGTCGTATTGCTTACTCAATAAAATGTATTCAAAGTCTTTCACTGTACTATAAACCCATGCCTCTTCTAAAGCTGTGTCTAAGTCTTCACCGAACATTTTGATTCCCTCTCTTCTTTAGTTTTTACTTTGTGACATGGTTTGCATAATACCTGAAAATTATCTTCTTCGCAATACATTCTTGCTATATAAACATCCCATGATATAAAGCCTTGTTGTGGGTCTACAACAGGTTCTATATGATCTATCTGAACGTCTGTACTAGTAAATAACTTCCGACATTTTGCACACTTGTAATGCTTGGCTAGTCTACCACTCTTCTTGCTAATACGTTTGTCTACGTAAGCATTCTGTAAGGCGGCATTTCTAGGGGGATAGCGTCTTGTAGCAGAACGTAAAGCACCTACCACAAATGCTCTATATCTAGCTTCTGTCCACTTACCGCTATTTCTCATTGCGTTTAAAGGGATATACTTCTGTCCATGCTGCTATGTGATTAACATCCCCACTTAAGGATACACAATAGCTATACATCCCATCTATGTGTCGAAATAGCAACATCTCTCCATCCTCTGTCTTGATAGGAGTGTTGTTTTCTACGTTATAGAGTTTGGTTAGAGGTTGCATTTCCCAATCTCTAATGTCAATTTCACTAATCATACGCTCTCCTTTAAAGATGGATAGTATTTTATTAACAATTCTTTACATTGCTCTGCTACTTCTCTATGTTCTTTCTGCGTACTAACATCAGTTCTAACTTGTATATAATGTAACCAACTACGCACAGTTCCTTTCATATACATACGGCTCATTGTTAGACCTTCTGGTAATACTTTACGAGCTAGTTCTTTTGCTATGTTATTCTCAACTGCCCAATGGTAGTTTTCGTTAGCTACGTCAACAACACGCATCTGACGCTTAGTCCACTCATCTTGTACCATAGCATTAGCTATTGTAGGCTCTGGAACAATACTATTCTGTCTGTTCTTAGTATCTTGCAAACGCATCTCTGATATTTGATACGAAAGCTGTCTAGGGTCTGCATAGCGTTGACTAAACTCTTGAAAGAAGAAACTTCTATGTCTAAGTATCTGTCTAGCAATGTCTCTAGTAGTCTCTATCTCGACACACATGTCAACCATATCTAATGGACTCCAATGCTTGTTACTAGTAAGATATTTAATTAGCTTACCTGCAGTAGCTTCATTGTCTTGATTAGATGGATTAGATACTCGTGCCATGTATGCCATAAGCTGTTCACCATTAGGTGTAGCCCATACTAAATTAACTTTACTCGTCATATGTTCCTGCTACGCTATACCAAGAACGTACACGTTTCATAGCTTTAACCATCTTTTTAATCTGACGTATGTCTTCTTGTTCGTCTATACTAAATGTGCCACAACTAAAGCCACCATTCTTATATGATTTTAAATCTGCTTCAAAATAACCAATAGCCTTAGTAAGTTCTTCTGCCATAAGTTTTTCAAAGTCTTCAACTTCAATATCTATTAGCATGGTCTTCTCCTTTGTGTACGTAGTGTTTAATATCTCGAATAGATTCTATATCACGAATGTTATTAATAATCTCCCTCTTCCTCGCCTTGCCACGTTTCTCCAAGTCTAACGTACTCTTCGTAACCTTCATTTGTTTCTTCTTTAGTGTAGTCATCTTCTTCAAAAAATTTATCATAGTTAGCTACTAAAACATCAGGTAGAAGTTTCATTATATCCTCTACTGACAACCCAAGTACATCAACTAAATCTGCAGCATCACAAAAATTCTCTTGTACAAACTCTGTCACTGCAATAAGCTTTTCATGATACTTCATACTTCCTCCGCAAATACTCAATACTTAAAAACATCTCATCAAAATGCCCATCCTCCACTTCATTAAGAACAACTAAACCTCTCCAATGTTTGTTGCTTAATTGGTCCATGTAACTTTCATCATGCAGATAATAGCTACCACTAATGATAGCACATATAGACTGCCCATCAGCACGTTTACCGTAAGCCACTTGTTTTCCCTGCTGATGACCTGCCACACAAGACATATGCAACTTACTAATAATAGCAGCAGGGCTACTAGCGGGTCGCCCCATAGCACCAACAGGCCAGTAGTGATTAAACCCCACACCGTTAATGAATACAGGATGGAGAAAATCATGTACTTCCCAATCGTTTTCATAACCTAAGTCCTTTGTACTGATTAATCCTTCTAATGTAGGATTGTTATTTACTGCTCTGTTAATACGATTCTCATGATTACCTAACAGCATCACCATCCGTGGTCGATATTGTTTTTCTTTATTTCGTTTTTGCTTGGCTTGAAATTCTCTAAGAGGAGACAGCAAAATATCCATAGCTTGTCTCGTAACATCAACATCTGTCTTATAACGTAAGCCTTCAAAGTATTTACTCCCTTTAGTATCATGCGTTGATAAGCTAGGCATGTCTGCAAAGTCACCCATGTTCATAACTACATCAGGTTTATAATCTACTATTGCTTTACCTGCCCATGCTAGATGTTCTAATGGCACACCTGCTTTAACCTGACAATCAGGCACAACTAAAATCCTCATTGTATATTCTCCATAATCCAACGTGCAAATAATAGTAATTCTTTATTTGTTGCACTACTTTTCATATTGTTAGCTAACATAGATATTACCTGTATATTACCTTTTACATATCCTAATTCTGGTATAATTCTATCTATACTTGCAGAAGAAATAGTGCCGCCATGTTTACCTACATTTTTAGTTAAAGTTATTCCTAATATAGGACAAGTATTTGGTATTAATATATCCTCTACTTGTATATTAAAAGGTATGTTTTTCTTTTTAGCTCTATTTCTAGCTGATGCTAATAACATTTGTTCAGGATTGCGTTTCCTATAATCAGCATGGTATTCTACGGAAGATACTCCTTTGTATATATACTTTTTCTCATCAGGTATTACTAGTATTCTCATTAGTTAACTCCAAAATGTTTCTTAATGTGGTGGGTAATAAGATCACACAAATCTATTCCATCTGCGTTACCAGAATCAAATTCTTTAATGCTATCGGACACCTTTGTTACCTTACTAACACATTCCTTCACAATCAACTCGGCAAACCGCTCAATAAACTTTGTTTGTTCTTCCCAAGAATCACCTTGAGTTTTTTCAGCAGCCTGCACCCAAAGTTCTTTAATTCGTTCATTCATGTCGGCTTCCTTCCTTCTTCGTATTCTTCGCGCCCATCCATGCTTCTATGTACGTACAAGTCATACTCCTCGTCGTACTCCGGTCTGCACCAGCAAAATGCACCTTTATCAGTTTCATGTTCGCGCAAATCGTTTAGCGGGTAAGTGTGCATTGTCATGTGTTCTTCTCCTTTAGCTTTGTTGTTATGGCGCGGGTATATCCCCAACTTCAAAATGTTCAGCAATAAATTTTCTAACAGTAATTGCCCCCGATGCCTCAACATCACAATCATGAGTCACAAAACTCATCTCTGTAACCTCACACATACGCATACATTCCAGCACAATCAACTCGGCAAACTTTTCAAGATGGATTAACGCACTGGGATGAAACGGTTTTGCATCAGTAATTCCATAAGCTTTATTAGCAAGTTCTTTTATATTCTTGTTCATTCTGTAACCTCCATCACTCTAGGTGTATCTACTACATCAACTAAGAATTCTGGACCATTGCTATATAAGAATGTACGCATCTCAGGGAAGCATTCTTTCTTGTATGCACAATAGCCACATGTTGTACACAACTTAGTGTTCTTGCTTGTCTTACTTTGAGGCACTACATCTAAGCGTTTGATAGTAGTTACATCAGGTTCGCTAACTGTTTCAACAGCTTGTTCAGCTTGCATCTTGAACAAAGACTTATTAACTTCTATAGGATAGTAGTTTACATGTCCTAGTTCTTTTTGAATAGTAAGAAAACCAGCAGAGTTATGATTAAGAGCAGTAGCATATCCGTTTAATTGTTGGTAGTAACCGAATGGATCATCAACTAATCCATGCTTAAATTTTTCTTCGGAATATTTAGTGACGCTTTTAACGTCAACTACAACACCATCTATGATAGCGTCTATCTTTCCTCGAACAATCCAACTATCACCAATCTCATACACTGCACGTTCCTGCTTACTAGTAACGCTATGACCTGCATCTGCTGCTACATTCAATGCAAGTTCTTCTAAGATATCTCCATAGAAGAATTTCAATAATGTATTACCATCATACTTAGCTGACACATCAGGCTGATTGTAGTTAAACCACAGTTTACGCTGACATGGTGTGCCTATCTCACTGAAGTATAATACCTTCTCTTCTCTGATCTTAGGCTCTGTCTTAAACCACTTGCTATAGTCTACTTGTACCTGATTGTTAGCCGTAGAAGGGGCTAATCCCCCCTCTACAAGCTTGTACATATCAGACACTAATGTGTCGATAGTTTTCAATTTACTCTCCTGAAGCCATTAGTTCTGCTGCCATAGCATCATTATCACCGCAGCTATATGCTTCAAACATCTTAGCAATTTCTATGATTGTGTTAGCTAATTCTACTTCGTTACGCACTTCTTTAGACTTGCTTTGCATATCTGCAATAAGCTTAGTAGCGTTAGTGATAGAGTTCTGACGTACAATTGCACGATCACCATGTAACGGTGGAATAGGAAACACTTTAGTAGGTGGTGTGTAAGACTTGGTAGGTGCTGCACTAGCTGCAGGTGCTGCTGCTCCTGAACCTTTCTTAATCATACGCACAGACACTGGGTCTACTTGCTTACCATAAGTGCTCTCAGTGAATTGGAAATCAATCTCATCACCAATAGCGAATGTAGGTTTCTTAAAGCCATAAGAGAAACGCTCACCGTTAGCCATAATGGTATAAGCAGGTTTCGGACCAAATTTAGTATTAACATCTTTGGTAGTAATGTTTTCAATAATGTACATGTTTATTCCTTATAAAGTAAGTTCATATTTTTCTTGCCAATTCAAACCTTCTTCTACACCTACAGATAACTTACATGGAAAATCTATACCAAATATTTTCTTTAAGTTATCTGGTGCTGCTTCTAATACGTTTTTAGCAATTACAGCAGCATCATACAACATACTTTCATGTACGTCAAGTACAACACTATCATGCACAGTCATTACTAATAACGCTTTATCACTAACACCTGCTTCTTCTAACGCTCGTTGTAATAACCCAACAGACATAGGAACAACATCACCAGTAGCAAATCCTTGAATAGGCCAGTTCTTAAGTTCGGTAGGAGAGAATGACATACCTCCCTTATATTCATTAGGATATTTATTAAATACATAATGTCTACCTGTAGGGCTTGCATGATAATAAATATATTCAGGATTAGGCTTGTCTTCGCTGTATCTTACAATAGCATTCTTCTCTGCTTGTTTAGTTATGTCTTCATGGTATTGTTTCACTCCTTTATATCTGCTGTAGAATGTGTCAATAAATTTCTTAGCTGTAGCTCTATCACAACCGCTTTGCGCCATAAGTGTAGCAACTCCACCTCCGTACACAAGGAGGAAGCTAAATCGTTTAAATGGTTTCCGTTCTTCATTAGTAGGATATCTACCATACATTTCCCTATATAGTTCTTTATGCATGTCACGACCTGCATTAATGTCTTCAATCAACTGCTTATCATTAGCTATGTATGCTAGTGCAACCATCTCTAACTGTGAGTAGTCAAGTTCTAATATTCTACCATCATCACCAAATCTACTGATGTAGGCTTTCTTAACACCACCTTCATCTGTTTGATTCTGCAGATTAGGATTAGTACCAGATAGTCTACCTGTCTTAGTAGCACAATGATTAAGATTAGGATATATCATATCACTAGGGAATCTAAGACCTAGTAAACCTTCGTAATATGTTTCCTTTATCTTACTTGCGCTACGTATTACTAGTAACAATTCGGCAACTTCATCACCACATTCTACAAGTTTTGTAAGTATTGCATCATCAACACTAAAGTATCCAGACTTACCAACTTCTGCCATAGGCGCATACTTAGGTGCGTGTACAATAATTTTCTCTACAAGTTTAGTCTTAGGATTACCATTCTTATAGAGTCCATCGTCAACACGTTCCTTAGTCTTCTCCTCACCACCAAAGAAATACAATGACACTTTCTTAGGACTTGCATATTCTAAGTCTGGTGCTAAACCATTTAATGATTCTACTGCTTTGCTTATTACTGATTCGTAATAATCCCGTTGTGTTCTAACATAGTTCCAATCAATACACATACCATTCTTGTTCATAACAATAGTGGCTCTCAGTGCATCCATTTGTGTCCACATCAAAGGCAATACACCTAAGTCTTCTGCTTCTTTAAACTGTGCTTCGAATATCTTTTCCGTATTACATACATCGCCACGTAAATATGGCATTAGTTCTTCTCTAGGTATCTCTGTAGTGTCTATTCCTTTCTTCCAATATTCTTTTACTTTATCGTCTTTTAATGCATCTTTACCTACATATTCTAATGTCAACTCATCTAACGAGGCATATAATTGTCTCTGTCCTGACAAGATATATGCTGCAAGCTGAGTGTCCCATATGCGGGGCATAATGTCATTTGTACCACGATAAAGATATAACAGATCAAACTTAATATTGTGACCAACAACAACATCAGCTTCATTAACAATGCTCCTTATGTACAGTTCAGGCAAACCATCAGTGCTATAACTCTCGTCATACTCACCATCAGTATGCTTCCAACCTGCAGCAATGATTTTATTTCCTATCCACATAGGATTAGCTACATGTGTACCAACTGGACACCGTATTGTAGTTTCTAAATCAAGTGTTAGTATCTTCATTTACTGCTTCCTTTGTTGACCCAAACAAATCACATAGGTTAAATAAATATTTTCCATCTGGAACAATACTAGTAATGTTTGTATAGTAGTTATGAGAGATAGCTAATGTACTAGTGTTTATATATACAAACGTATACACATCAGCATCATTACCCATAGCAGGTGACACAATCATTTTACCCCAACCATCAGATTCAAGAAACACATCACCAACTTTATAATTGGCTTTTATTTTAGTTTCCATTTGCTTACATACCTCGCTATTGAAGGGTTAATGTCAACTTCAAAACACCCATGCCTATGTGCTTCTAATGTCTCTGCACCACCAAACAATTTATTCTTAGGCACATGTATAAATCTATTTAAATCCATTGCAGGTTCATTACTCTTACCGATAGTAATGATAGCATCAGCTTCACCAATCTTATCAGTCTTACTACCTCTCAACTGATTCATTTGTATCCACTTCTCACCCTCACCACTACCATCTACCTGACTAATAGCAATCACTGGACAATATTCTTTAGCTATATCTCTAGCCCACTCGTATAGTCTACCGATACGCAAATCATCTCTAGCTTCTGTACTAAATCCATGCACCTTATCTAACTGGTCGAATACAATTAGTGCAGGTTTAAACTCTTCAAACAATGCTGATATCTTATTAACACTCTTGATACCACTATCGTCATCTAACACTAAGAATCTATTACCTCCTGCTGCTAAAAAGTCTCTCTCAAAGTCATCTGGTACTGTTAATAAATCGCTACTAGTAACACCATGATAAGCTTGTATAACACGCATCATCACTTTATTACTAGCCTCTTCGTTATTAATCCATACAATGTGTTCATCAGGTTTAATCTGTGAGAGCATATAGCTTGCTTCACTAGCCATGAATGTAGTCTTACCTGTCTCTGGTCTAGCTGCTACAATTACAAAGTCTCCCTTACGTAATGGTCCTAGTGCTACATTAAGTTCCTTCAGTCTCCAATTAAGTCCTTCTTTAGAAACTACACTAGATATATATGACAAACTAGGACTAACAAATACTTTACTCTTATCAACTGTAGCTCCTATCTCTCGTTTATATTCCTTCAGCATAGGTTCAATACTAGTAAGATCACCTCCCTTACCTGTGCCAATACCTAAACATACATCATAAATCTGTGTAGCATAATCGCTCTCAATAAGCTTACGCTGTATGTCTTCGATTACTGCTCTCTCTTCTCTCTCTAAACTCTTCTCAAAATTGTCGAATGCTGCTTCATATGACGCTACATCTTTAACCTTCTTGCCGCATACAATGTAATAGAATGTTTTAAACTCGTCTAATACAATGTTAGTACGCATAGGATAATTATCATAGTATTGACCAATAACACTAAACAAATCTAATGTTATCCTAGATACATTATGTTTCTTTACTAAGTCTTTAAACCTAGTATAGTTTTCTTTACTACTTACTGCTGTTAGTAAATCAATGTCGTAAGACATTAAATTCTCCTTAAAATAAAATCATTTGTTCTAACTTGCTAAAAGGAATTTCTTTAGGTTGCCTTTCTTTCATAACTCTAGTGCCTACTATAATCGGTGTGAGTTCCTTAAATAAATCTTTAGCTGCTTTCTCACCTGCTATGTCTTCATCTAACCAAATCAATACTTGTTTGTATTTTCTACGTAGTATCTCATCTAATGCTTCAGAATGCAACTTCGTTCCTAGTAATGCCATAGTGCTATAGCCTATCTTATTTAGTTTAATAGCACTTAGTAAGTCTTCAGTTAATATGATTGAATCATTCATATTAGCTCCACAATTATACGAATAATGCACACTAGTCTTAGTTAAATACTTAGGCGACCTATTAAACTGCCTAATCTGATAGCCATTCATTTTACCATCTTGAAATATAGGGATAAATATTCCTTTATTTGATGACCTAATTCTAGCAAATGCTGTCATAGAAGGATCAAACTCATATTGTAATAACCATACCTGCTGTTCTAGTGGATAGTCTGCAAAATTAACTGTAGCAATAATGTACTCGCTTATTATAGCGTCTACTACTCCATGTTCTATTTTACCTGCACCTCTACTAGCGATAGTTTCAAGTTCCTTATTTCTATAGTACCCTGAGTCACCACAGTTATGGCAATGCCATAGATACGCTCCATCGGATTTTCTCACATACAATCTTTGCTTTGTGTCCTCTCCCATGTCACAATCTTCGTGATTAAACTTTAATTGTTCACCATCTGACATATTGTCATAATCAAAACAATTATTGTCTAATACTTTCTTGGCATTGTAGCCATAAACTGTAGTCATATATATCCCCTGATGACAGACCTATTATGCACCGAATACTTTATTGTACATTTCTAACACAGACTTACTATCGTCTGCTGATAGCTTGCAAAGATAGCACACATTCAAGGCATATGACAACTCATATCGTTGACATTTCTTAGCCCAATTGATAAGCGTTCTAGGTGACACTGTTAAACCTAGCTTACCGCTATCATAGGCATTACGTACAAGACCTGCAAAGCGTACCATATTCTTGGCTACGTTGTCTGCTACATTAGTCTTACTAGTAATGATCTTAACCTCATGCGCTTGTGACAGATAATCTAAGCGAATAGTGTTAGTGAAGCGATCAATGGTTGCTGTGTTTTGTATACCTACACCTGTGAATGCACCTGTCATATCACCTTGACCTGTAGTATTACCTGCAAATACAAGTCTAAAATCTTTATGCGGATTAACTGTGCGATCATCACTAGTCCCCGGCTTTTCTTTGAGATATAAATATCCACCGTCTTCTAATAAATTCTGCATACCCATAGCAATTTCTGCGGGCATAAGTTCCCATTCGTCAACTAGGCACACTGCACCATGCTTTGCTGCTTCTGTAACTGCACCGTCTTCCCACACTGTAGCTCCACCACGTACAACCAGTGTACCGAATAGTGAGGCACTTTCCACATCGCCTGACATATTGATACGGATGAATGGTCGATTAAGCATAGCACATACATACTTTATAAGGCTAGACTTACCTGAACCTGTCGGACCTGTTAGTAATGTCTTATCACCGTCCTCGATACCTGCTACTAGTAATGCTGCCTGTTCCTGTTGCACTACGTATTCCGTGTCAATATTAGGCACAAGTCTAGCAATGTCTGGATTACTATTGTCTGGCAAGATAGTCACTGCAAAATCACCTGTTGCAGGTTTATATCCAAACACCTCACTAAATAGTTTCTGATCTTCTGCTACAACCACTGGCTTTTTCTCCATCTCAACTGTCGCAACTGCGGGTTTAGTTGGTGTCTTGCCTAAGTGTTCAGCAATAGCTTTTGCTACACGATCATTAACTGCAGTCATTTTATATACTCCTATCTAAGATATTAATAATAGCGGGTGTTAATTCTGATACATCAGATACTACAATATGTTTCTTATAATACTTTTCTACACCTCTGTGTAATAAACCTATACCATATACATCTATGTTAGCAGATTCTATACTCTTTACTACCTCTCTAGTATACTGCCTGATATCACCTTTATCTGATCTACCTGCAGGATCACCGTCAGATATTACTAGTAACACTTTACGTTTTTCCTTACGCTGTTGCAACATAGCATATGCATAGGCCAATGCATCACCATCTGTATTCTCCCATAAACAAGCAGAGGCACGATCAAACCTAGATACTAAATCACTCTCAGATATACGCTCATTGAAGTCTGAGAATACCCATATCATAGGGTCATCTTCACCAAGTGTATTAGTAAAACCTAATACAGTGTGTGCAATATTCAGAGGCTTTAATGCTGCTGAGAATGCACCTGCTGCGCTACATGCCATATTAAACTTCCTACCTGTCATGCTACCACTGCAATCTACCAACAAACAGACTGCTGTGTCAAGTGTTTCTGTAACCTTACGCTGTCGAAATATCCTATCAGCATCAGGTTTATCACCAAGCAACAAACGATGAAGGCTACCATTATGTAATTTACCTTTCTTTAATCCGTATTCGTAACGATCTCTGCTACGTGTCTGTAATTTGATACGCAACTTGTTAGCCATAGGTTTAGCGTTACTAGTAATGTAACTTTCTACCGTGTACTTATCTAATGACGTACCTGAGAAACCACTCACTGCCCTATGTAATTCGGGAAATCTTAGGATGACATAGTCTTTAGGTAATGGTATCTCATATCTACCTGTCGCTGCTCTATCTGTAGGCATATGTGTACCATCACGTGTAGGCTCATGCTTATGACCTAATGCATCTAATAGCTCTTTAAAGTCGTCTAATTCCAAAGCAGTATCACTGCTACCATCAGCACTGCTGTCAGTAGTAACATCACTTTTCTCCTCTTGTTTAATGTCTTCTGGATTAGTGTCGAATACTTCTTTAAGTATCTTCACCGATAAATCGTACACCTGCTGTGCATCACCTGATTCACGTATTACTAGTAACTCACTAGAATAATTGTATAGCTTATCTAATCGCTCTCTGCCTAGCTCATCAAGCAATTTCTCCATTGTCATACTGGTTTCAATAGATGAACCTATCCAATCTCTAAGGCTAGACTCCCATACAAACAATGGTAAGGCTAGTTTCTGCTGCTCTGATACCTTATCAGCACTGCCAATACGCTTAATTATGTCTTGCGTATACAGTGTCCAGTAGGCATTACTAACTGCCCTATCGCCTAGATATTCTATATCATTACGATAGTCTACCCTATGGTCTTCAATAAGATTATTGATTAGCATAAGTAAACCTTGTGGTTTCATCTTATTAAGAAAAACAAAATCACTCTCTGCAATATGGCTAGTCTCATGCTTAACATAGTAGCGAATACGTGTTAGCCATTCTTCACTAGTCTTACTAGTAATCTTAGGCAACCACATAGTCTTGTTATCTGTACGTGGAGTAGACTCTGGTGCATCCCACACCACACGAATGTTGCCATTCTTAGCACATCCTGCTACATATGTCTCAAATTGAATTACATCAAGATAGTTCATTTTAACCTCAATTAGCACATTTTAGTGACATCTGGATACATATAGGTAATGAATACTTTATTGAATTCACTATCTAACCAATCCTCATGTTCTTGGTCGAACCCGTTTAATTTCTTAAACTCTGCCAATAATAGTTCCTCGAATTTTACCTTATCATCGTTACTAGTAAGCTCTATAATTCTATTCTTTAGTTTAGCCATATATCACCTATAAAGTATCTCTACAATTAAAACACAGATATAAACCCATGCTGTGCCTGTAGCTACAATTAGTAGCAAGTCTAAGATTGTCTCTAGTCGCATGATGACAGACCTTCGCACTCGTCCACCTGCTGACACCACTCATCGGACACCACTGTTTTCATGTCGTTAAAATTTTCCTCCTCGAATAGTTCCCATGCTTGAGACTCTGCATCTGATTGATCCTCTGCTGTCACAGTGTACACTACTATTCTATTCTCTTGTCTAGCCATAGTTACTTGATATGTTTTCATTTTGATATCTCCGTTACTAGTAATGTTATTCAAAGTCACATATTACATCATAGAATTCACGCTCAGATTCAGGCACAATTATTACACATCCGTCCTCATCTCTAAGCTCATGCCCGAATTCATCCAGTGCAATACCATTAGGTTTAATAGATATTATTTCCATTTTATTTCTCCTCGTTACTAGTAACACTAGGTTTATTTATTTCAAAAGAGTATACATCATCCGTGAAATTTAAGAATTCAATTAGTTCCTCTAATGAGTTTACTTGAATTGTTTGATCTGTTTCATAGTTATAAATTGATATCATTTTATCTTACCTCGTTACTAGTAACATGCTCAGATATTACACCTAAATCACGTGATTGTGCATAGGATACACGCACATTTTTACCTGCTGCTGCCAATATATAATTCATATGATTGGCTGTCGTGCGAGTGTACCATCCGCACCAATACAATGTGAAACCTGTGTCTGTTTTCTTGGCTATCACATGCCCATGCAATTTATATTCAGTGCCGTCAGTGTTACTGTTATGACATGTCGCACTATTGCCATTAATGAAAGCTTTTGCCACCTTGAATATAGTCATTTTAAATCTCTCCCGTTACTAGTAATAACATTAATCGGAAACTTCGCATTGATACTTTTAGGTTTATAGTAGTTCGCAAGTGCAGGTCTACCAGAGCCTAGCTTAATTGTAAAGTAAACACTGGATATTTTTACATTTTTCTGCATGATAATCTCCACTATGTGAGGCGGTTTTTACACCGCCCCGTTACTAGTAACATTAGTCTGGCATTTGCTCGATCATAGCATGAGCCAAGCTTGCATATGCATCCGCTAATTGTTGCTGCTCTTCAGTAGTGAATACGTCTCTTGTTTCACTGTAGAATTTCTTGCTTGCTTGCTCGATAAGTCCAATCATTATCTGAAAATCAGTCTTGGTTGTATTCAATTCTGATTTTCCCTTAGGCATAGGCAAATCATTCTCAAACAAGATATTACCTGAATCGTCACGCTGCCATACATCAACCCCGTTTGTTATCGCTTTTGCTACAGTACATTTTGCACTGCGCAAACTATTCTTTTCTTCTTTGCTTAGTTCTTTTAGGTTTTCTAATTCCTCTACTACATTTTTGTGTACTTGCTCTAATTGTTCTACGTTTCTAATAGTCTGATCGTAACAAGTCGACCGTACATAATTTGCAAATACTCCCTCTCCCGCTTTTCTTGATACATCTTTTGCATCTTTGCTTGTTTGTAAATTGTTACGTAAAATGTTAATGAATGACATGATATTTTGCTCCCTTTAGAGACTGATTAATAAAAATGTTTTGTTGCTGGCACTACTTATAAACCTTGTTAAATCTGTTTGTCAAGTATTTTTTTCAGTTATTTTCACTATTAAATAAGCGAGTAGTATCGGTGAAAATGTACCTATAAACCAGATTATTTTCATTGTTGCTGTCATTGTTTGCTCCCTTGTTTGTTTGTCGATGGATGCATTAGACCAAAAATCAAAACAAAAGTCTATTTGTATATTTAAAAGATGCCCTTAAAAATAGATTAACCCGTACCATAGCAAGTAATAAAAAATAAGGCATATATATATAGTCCGTATCCTAGTCTGTATTATTAATAAATTGATAATAGCATTACTAGTAATATTCTCAGCTATATATAATATATAAATATATATACTATTGATTTATATATAATAAATAATATACTACTAAGTAATTATATATACTATCCGGTAATATTATTACTATAAAGATTATAAGGTTACTTATTAGTATATATAGTAACTAACTAGTATATATTATTACTATATAGTATATATTATTACTGATTAGTATAAATGAGAATCATTCTCAGCTAGAAGTAAGTGCTTACTAACTTGTTTTTTTGATAAAAGTTAGTGAGTGCTCACTTTTCGACTAGGGGGGTAGGGGGGTGCAGTTAGTAATGAACCGAAGCTTAAAACTATCTTATAAAAATTATGGTATCGGGGATATATTTATAAATATTTTATAAAATGTGTATCTCCCACCCACCCACCACTACTGTTTAAAATCGTTTTAAGGGGGCTACAAGCGATTTATTTAGGCAGGTTGATAGGCAGATATACCTAACGGTAGAAAACGGCTCTAAAGGGCTTAAAATAGGTTGTGAGGTTTTTATTAACATGTTCTCTAACCCTGTCATAAACAACATGTTTAAAAAAGGATATTATGTCAAAGGTTGTTCTTACTAACATTACGAGCCGATATGGGTCTATTGACGCTCTCAATGACAACTTCGATGCTTTGGCTACAGCATTAGACAACACCTTGTCTAGGGACGGGGAAGGTCCTAATGAGGTGGAAGCTAACATTGACATGAATTCTAACAGAATTATCAATTTAGCTGATCCTGTTGATAACACTGATGCGGTAACAAAACAATATGTAGATGGGGTTACAGCAGAGCTTAATGACCTGTCTGAAGAGATACAAACGGTGGCTGACAACATTGCAGCTATTGAAGCTGTGGCGGGGGCTGCGCCTTTCATTGAAGAGCACATTGACGAAATCATTGTTGTAGCAGATAACATTGAAGATGTAGTGGATGTTGCAGGAGAACTAGGAAACATTGAGCTTGTGGCATTAGAGCTTAATGGAGCATTCCAACAAGGGGTGATATACGATTTTGGCTACATTACGGAAGCCCCTGTCGGGGAAGTTGAAACTACAACCAGTAGCATTGTCACAGTTGGCGAGAACATCACAGATGTCACTTCAGTTTCTGACAACATAGGCGATGTAAACCTAGTTGCAGACAACATTACAGAAATAGAACAAGTATTAGCAAATTTAACAGACATTCAGAATGCCGACACATATGCGGCTAATGCTTTAGCATCTTCTAATTTAGCCCAAGAATGGGCAACTAAACTTGTCAATCCTGTTTCAGGTAGCGACTACTCAGCTAAGTACAACGCCAACCTAGCAGCAGCTTCCGCTTCTGCAGCAAGTACATCAGCTAGTAATGCAAGCACAAGCGCAGGTACAGCACAGGCTGCAGCAGACGCTGCATTAGCAGCTTTAGACAGCTTTGACGATAGATATTTAGGAGCTAAAGCTAGTGATCCTAGTGTAGATAATGATGGTAATGCTTTGTTATCTGGAGCAATATATTTTAATACTACCACAGGTATTATGCGTGTGTACACAGGTGCTTTATGGGTAGACATTGCAGGTAGTGGAACAAGCTTTTTAGCCAAGGCAGCTAATCTTTCTGATTTGCTTAGTGTCTCAACAGCAAGAACAAATTTAGGACTAGGTAGCTTGGCTACTAAATCAACTGTAGGTGTAGCTGAACTTGCAGCAACACTCGATTATGGGAGCATTGTATGAGTACAGCAGTACAGTTTCGTAGAGGCACGACAGTAGAGCATTCCACCTTTACAGGTGCTGTAGGAGAAATCACTGTAGACACCACAAAAGACACAGCAGTGGTACATGATGGTGCTTTAGCAGGTGGTCATCCATTGCTTAAGGAAGCAGCTATAGGAGTTTCTGTACAAGGATTTGATGCTACTACTCTTAAAGAAGCAGCTATTGGCACTACAGTGCAAGCATACGATGCAGATACAGCTAAAACAGATGTAGTGCAAAGCTTTACAAAAGCACAGCGAGGAACGCCTGTAGCATTAACTAGTACAAGTGCATCCATTGCTACTGACTTGTCTTTAGCTAATAATTTTAGCCACACAACTACAGAAAATACTACATTAGCCAACCCAACAAATGTTGTTGCAGGGCAATCTGGCATTATCACCATCACTCAGGGAGCAACTCCTCGCACTATGGCATTTGGTAGCTTTTGGAAATTCCCTGCAGGTACAGCCCCATCTCTTACAAGCACAGCTAGTGCTGTAGATATCTTGGCATATTATGTAGAAAGCTCAGCACGCATTACAGCACGCTTAGTATCGGATACTAAATAATGAGTGTGTTACAAAATAATCCATTTCTTATAGCTTCTGGTAATCCTACTGATCCTACGTTTCCTTTGCAGCGTAGTATACGTCTGCGTTCAAGTGCTCCTGCTTATTTTAACCGCACACAAACAACCACCACAAATAGCGTCAAGTGTACATTTAGTGCTTGGGTCAAAAGAGGAACTTTGGGTGTTCTTCAGGTTATATTTGGTGGATATACTGGAACTGATGCAGATACACAACTATATTTTGATACTACTAACCAACTAAAATTTACGTCTCGAATAACTAATGTAAATGGATCTGCTTTTGAATGGGCTGGTGAATCTGCTGCACTATTTCGTGATCCTTCTGCTTGGTATCATATTGTTGTTTTAGTAGATACATCTACCGCAAAAACTACAAATAATGCGTACTATACAGTTTATGTAAATAATATAGTCCAAACATTTACAACAGTATCAGGAGCAAGTTTAGTAAGTGCGACAACCGTTCAAAATAGAAATACTTGTTGGAATGTTTCAGGATATTTAAACACGCTTGGTAGGCACAGAGCTAACCATTTTGATGGATACCTAACAGAAGTAAACTTCGTTGACGGTCAAGCATTAACACCATTATCATTTGGTGGATACAATCCGGGAACTAATGTTTGGGAACCAAGAAAATATTCTGGTTCGTATGGAACTAACGGATTCTATTTAAACTTTCAAAATCCTGCAAGTACAGGTGCAGATAGTTCAGGCAATGGTAATAATTTTACACCTAATAATATACAAACAAGTAACTCAGCACTAGTAACATACGACTCAATGTTAGATGTTCCTACATTAAGTAGTGGTAATAATGCTAATTTTGCTACGTTAAATCCTCTTGATATAATAGGAACAGGTGGTAGCATTACAAGTGGTAATTTACAACTTACTGGTGGAACTGGTGCGTGGTATCAATCTCGTAGTGCCTTTGCTTTAACAACAGGAAAGTGGTATTGGGAAGTAACAATTGTTTCTACAAATGTTTCTACTAATGGTATAGATTTAGGAATTGCTAATTCTACTACTCAGTTAGCAGGATATGGGCAACCTAATAAATGGGTTTATAATAATAATAGTGGTGGTAGAAAATCTTTAAATGGAACGTCTAGCGCATATGGCACAGCATTTTTAACTAATAATATAGTTGGTGTTGCATTTGATGCTGATTTAGGTACTTTAGAATTTTATGTAAATGGTTCTACACAAGGTGTAGCTGCTTCAACTGGTTTACCTAACCCTGCATTTCCAATAGTAGAATGTTATGGTACAGATAGTGTTGCTATAAATTTTGGTCAACGTCCATTCAGCTACACTCCTCCATCAGGATACAAATCATTAAACACATTTAACTTACCAGAACCCACTATCCCACGTGGAGATAAGTATTTTGAACAATATTTGTATACAGGTAATGGTGGTGGTTTACAAGTTGGTGAAATACAAAAGCCAATGTCATTATTTAATTTAGATAGAAGTATTCGTATAAGAGCAGCACAAAATGCTTATTTTAGTAGACTTCCTACAACTAATGGTAATGGACAAAAGTTTACTATTAGTACATGGGTAAAACGAGGTAAACTTGGTACTGGTTGGACAGATACAATATTTACTGGTAGAACAGGAACAAACTTTCCTGAACTAGATATTATATTTTCTAGTGACATAATTAAATTGCAAGCATATACAACTGGTGCTGCATTATTAATGAATGTAGATACTGTAAACACATATCGTAATCCTGCTATATGGTATCACATTGTTGCAGCATTTGATACTACACAGACAACTCCTGCCGATAGAGTAAAAGTATATGTTAATGGTGTAGCACAAACAATAGCAGCAGGTGTTACTTATCCTTCACAAAACTTAGTATTAACTGCTAATCAAACAGTAACCCAATATATTGGTTCTTCTCCTGCAAATACTGCTTGGGGAGATTTATATTTTGCTGACTACTATATGATTGATGGTCAACAACTTACTCCTACTAGTTTTGGTCAATTTGATGGCAATAACTATTGGACTCCTAAAGCATATACAGGAACATATGGAACAAATGGTTTTCATTTGGAATTTGAAGACTTTAGTGGAACAACTGCTTCTACTATTGGTAAAGATACTTCTGGTAATAGTAATAACTGGACTCCTAGCGGTATTAACTTAACTACTCCAGAAGCAGATAATGAGTATTGGGATTCATATACAGATGTACCTACTTTAAATGATGCTAACACAGCTAACTATTGCGTATTTGACCCGCTACAATTTGGTAGCAATGAATTACGAAATGGTAATTTAACGTATGTTTGGGGTGTTGCATCTACTGCATATAAATATAGAGGTACAACAACATTAACTACAGGTAAATGGTATTTTGAAGGAAATATTGAAGCATTTACTATTGGTAATGCAGGTAATACAAACTATGCGTTTGGTTTTATAGCTGATAGTGGTGTTGACACACACATATCATTTGGTTGGACTACCAATGGTACATCTATGAAACTAGGATATAGATATGATGTAGCAGGTGTAATTGTTCAAAACGTAACATATAATACTACAGCACCAGTATCTACTGATATATTTGGCATTGAGTATGATGTAGATAATGGCACAGCTAATTTCTATAAGAACGGCACATTAATGGGTTCTGCAAGTGGTTTGGCTTTAGGAGCAGTTAAACCACAAGTATGGAGAACTGGCACATCTAACTCAGCGACAGTGCATGCCAACTTTGGACAAAGAGCATTTAAATATACACCGAGTACAGGCTACAAAAAGATTAATGCCTTCAACGTAGCAGAAGTAGTAGGTGATGTAGAAACTCCTGATTTTGTATGGATTAAGTCTCGTAGTGCTGCTACAGGACACGCATTGTTTAACAGTGTCTCTGGTGTAGGCAAGTACCTAAGTTCTAACGCTACTACTGCTGAGACTACTGATGTCAACTCGCTTATCCAGTTCAACAAGAATGGCTTTCTGCTAGGCAATGCAGCTATTGTTAATACTTCTGCTGCTACTTATGTTGCTAGTGCATGGAAAGCAGGAAACACTACAGTGACTAATACCAATGGCTCTATCTCAGCACAGGTTAGAGCTAATCCTATTGCAGGGTTTAGTATTGTTACTTATACAGGCAATGCAACTGCTAATGCTACTGTAGGGCATGGTCTTGGTATTACGCCTAGATTTTTTGTTGTTAAAATAAGAAGTGGAACAGGCGAATGGCTTGCATATCATGTTTCAACTGGTAAAGATGGATTTATGCAACTTCAATCTACGGCTGCATTTTCATCTTCTGCAAATTATTGGGGTACAACAGGACCAACATCAACCACTATTCAATTAAATGGTGGTGGTGGCGTAAATAATAACGGCTCAACATACGTAACCTACTGCTTCGCCGCAGTGCCGGGCTATTCTGCATTTGGTAGCTACACTGGTAATGCAAGTACAGATGGTCCATTTATATACACAGGATTTAGACCTAGATTTATTTTATTAAAAGACTCAACAAATCTTAATAACTGGCAAATATTAGATTCATCTAGGAATACATACAATTTTGCCAATAGTATCCTTCAACCAAA